ATCATGAGGCTTCAGACACAATTAAAGAAATTGAAAAAGCTCTTTCTCTGGGAAATAAAGCTTCTGCTGATACTGCAATGCGTAAATTGCAAAGCATCACTAGAAATAACGTTAATACTAATTATGGTCAAAGATTAACTCTTGCTCAGCAATTAGAAAAAGAAGGTGGCAAACCATTTATCAATGCTTTGTCAGGCCAAGCGATGAGTTCTCCAGTAGCTAGAGGATTAGCAGGAACAGTAGAAAATTTATCAGCTTTGGGTGGTTTAATTAATCCTACATTATTAGCTGCTATTCCATTTCAAACCCCAAGTCTTGTTGCTGAAGCTTTATATGCTGGAGGCAGAGGAGCTAAAGCAATTTCTAATTTATCTAAAAAAACTGGCATTAATCAATCTAGAGGAAATGCTTTAGCTGATTTATTGCAAAATATAAATAAACAAAAAGAGGAGCAATAATGTCAGTCTTACTATCCCCTATTGGTAATGGATTTCAATTCTTTACTACTACAGGCTTACCTTTGTCTGGTGGTTTTCTTTATAGCTATCAAGCAGGTTCAAGCACTCCTTTAGCAACCTATACAGATTCAACAGGAAATATTGCTAACACCAATCCTATTGTATTGGAAACAGATGGCAGACCTCCTTATGAAATATGGCTTACATCTGGATATTCTTATAAATTTGTATTAGCTACGTCAACTAACGTAGTCATTCAAACCTACGACAATATTTATCCTATTCCAAATGCATCAACCACAGGCACTACTGTTCCTGCTGGTGCAATCATTATGTGGTCAGGCTCTATTGGTTCTATTCCTGCTGGCTATGTTATTTGTAATGGCTCTAACGGCACTCCTGATTTAAGGGATTCCTTTATTGTTGGTTCAGGTAACAATTATGGAGTAGGCTCTACTGGTGGTTTTGTAAATAGCGGTGTAATGACCAATTCAGGCACAAATATTCCGCTTTATTATTCATTAGCATTTATTCAGAAGACTTAAGGTGAAATTATGTCTTTTGATTTTGACCCTGTGAAATATGGCGTTTTATGGCAAAAGGTAGAAGGTTACGAGTCCAAACTAAATGAGATCTCCAAAAAGCAGGACAAAATGGAGTCTCAAATAGAAGAACTTGTGGCTTTGGCTAATAAAAGTCGTGGTGGCTTTTGGATGGGAATGGCTATTGTTTCAGCTATTAGCGGATTAATTAGTTTTTTTGCAGGACTATGGCATGGCAAATAAACCTGTGCATCGGTCAAAGACTATGTGGTTTTCACTAGCTTTGGTCATTGCAGGTGTTGTATTTGATAACTTTTCCAGCATTCAGAATGTCATAGATGAACGATATTATGGTATTAGCTATATCGCTATTGGTGTTTTGGTGGCTATACTCAGGTATGTAACCAAAGACTCAATTGAATGAACTATATCCTATACCCATTTTATGTAGTTCTAGACTTGGTAATGACTTTAATTGCTTACGTCATAGCCCCTATCCTTCCTATTTTTACAGTTCAAAAACTATGGTGGTGCGATAACCACAGCTATCAAGCAGTTGGCCCTGTGCTTCCTAGCTGGCTTAATTGGTTTATGACACCGGACAATACTTTAGATGGCGATGCTACTTTTCAAAGCCTAAACTCACCTAGCTATTGGTCAAAAGTTAAATGGCTTTGGCGCAATCCTGCTTATTCTGTATGCTTGAAATACATTAACATTATTGAAAACAAACCTGTGCTTCATGGCAATGACAACATAAAGGATAATGACAATGCGGTGGCTGGCTGGTGTTTCGTTCAATGTGCTGGACTTTTTCAGTTTGTTTGGATTATTCCTATTGGGTTCTCTCGCTGCTTTTATCTTAATCTTGGCTGGAATATCAGAGGCACTTTACATACTCCTCCAACAGAAAGTTATCAAGCCACTTTTGCGTTCTCTCCAAGAATAAGCGGTTTTAAATAATGTTTGGTTTAAATCTCTATGCAATCTACGCAATGGTCGCTATCAGTTTGTTTTGCGGTGGCTTTGTAAGTGGTTGCCAGCACGAACAAGCATCTCAAGAAAAAGCTATTCGAGAAAAAGAACATCAATACCAAGCCGATGCAGACAAAATAAGGACAGAAAAAGATGCTCAAATCAACGCTATTAATTCTCAGCTTGTCGATGCTATTAGTAAGTTGCACAAGCGCACCAGTCGTACCGACAAAACCAACAATGGACAAATTACCGCAGGCTGTAATGGAAGCCAGCTTTTTGCAGAGGACAGCGAGTTTCTTGAAAGGGAATCTGCCAGAGCCGATACAATAAGAGTTGGTCTAGAAGCCTGTTATAAACAATATGATTCTTTAAAATGACTAAAGCAAGACTTGTAAGCTATGTTGCTTTATTAGTGACAGTAACCCTTTCTACAATTATTATCGCTATGTCTATGGCTATGGTAATTGGCTTATTTAATGAAAAAGTAAGCAATGAAGAAATTTTTAAAATACTAGCACCAACTTTTTCTACTGTGGTTGGTGGGTTTATAGGACTCCTTTCAGGAATCAAAATAGGACAATCTGGCAATGAATAGCGAGCAATTACAAGCCCTTGGCATAGATGCTAAATGGCTTACTCCTTTAAACGATACCTTTGCCAAATATGGCATCGACACTCCAAAGCGCCAGGCTGCCTTTATTGGTCAATGTCAGCATGAATCAGGCAATTTCAAGACTTTAGAAGAAAACCTTCATTACAGCGCACAGTCTTTGATGCGTGTATGGCCTAGCCGATTTGATGCTGCAACTGCGGAAAAGTACGCAAACAACCCTGAAATGATAGCTAACAAGGTTTATGGGGGTCGTGCCGACCTTGGCAATACCCAAGATGGCGATGGCTGGAAGTTCCATGGTAGGGGTGTTATTCAGCTTACAGGGCGGTCTAATGTGACTGTATGTGGAGATGCCCTAGGACAACCATTCTCGGAGCATCCTGAGCTTCTTTTAGAGCCTCAATGGGCTTGTATGTCTGCTGGCTGGTTTTGGAACAAAAGAAACCTAAATGAACTTGCTGATAATGAAGATTGGACCAGTATTACTAAGCGCATCAATGGTGGGACTATTGGACTTCAAGACCGAATAGACAGAATCCATAAAGCAATGGATGTTTTGAGCTCTTAAAAAAGTAGGGCATCAATTTGGCAACTGCTACTTGTAAGGTGGAAAGCCGAAAAAAGCCTTTACTTGTTGCATCCTTGAATTGTCGGCTTAACTGCCCTTAAGAGGATTATTCTTTCATATGCTTTGTCATAATTTCATGGGCTTCTCTAATTAACTTTCGCATTTTAATAATTTGAATAGTTTGTTTGCCCATTTTATTTAATGCACCTTGATATTCTTCAAGCAATTCTTTGTACCTAGTTTCATAGGTAACTCGAATTTTTTTCTTTCTCATAACAACTGAATTACTTTTTTATTGTCCTCAATCCAATCCAAAGCTGATTGCCATGATTGAATCCACAAATTAAGAGCAGTCGAGCCTTCATAAAAGAAATCAGGGTAAAGAGCAAAAAAAGCTTCTTCACAATCGTCTGATGGAACCTTCATGCTTCCACCAAAAGGAATTTTTTCATCTGTCATTATCTTGTCCGATTAAATAAATAAGAATAATGCCAAAGCCAAATATTATGGACAATCCAAACATAAGGCATTGGTCATCACTCATTACATCTTTTTCTTTTTAATGCCTTCAGCTCTGCGAAGATCATGAGAATGTAGCTTTTTACCTACAGACTTAGGAACTTCTTCAGCTTTTTCAGCTACTTTTGCTGCTACTTTACGAGTAACAATTCTGCCATTAGAAAGCTCAAATTCATGCTTTGCACCTTTGGCCTCTTTGCCAACCATCTTTTTAAGTTCATCATGGCTATAAGCTTTTGACTTAGCCACAATGACTTTTCCAGACTTTTCTCGAATAGCTGGTTCTTTTACTGTTAGTTTTTTAGTTGCCATTATTCTTCCTCAATAATATGGTTTGCAGCTTTGATTATGTTTCTTAAAGTGGAAATATGAGGTTCTATTACTTGCATATAAACTTTTTTTCTACCACCATTACAATCATTGGAGCCATCCACTAACTCAACAGTTATTTCATAAAAAGCTTTATTAATAATAATTGGTTCATTGGTTACTGTTTTCATCACTTTATCCTTAAAACTTTGGCCTTTCGCAAGACCTGTTCATATTGCTCTTTAGCTGCATCATCTAAACTTCTTAAAGGAAGATTTTGATAATATTTCCATTTATCTCTATATTCCTGTTGTTCTGAAGGTGCAATCCAACCAGCAATCTTCCACCGAATTGTAATATCTGTACCAGAGGCGGTCCATATATGTTCATTCATGATGACTCCTTAGAAGGGAATATCAGATTCCATGTCAGTTAAATTTGCTGTTGGTTTTTGACCTTCAGCTTTATCTTCTGGGACATTTAAATAAGCCCAAAATGAGCCTTCTTTAAGACCTAAAAGAGGAATCATTTCTAACTTTAACATTAAGTCCCCTTTTTTGGTTTCAGTAACAATACCGACAGTTTGATACCTTTTTTTAGAGGTTCCATCCTGAGCTGTATATTCGGAAACTGGAGCTTTTACATACCATTTAATAGCCATTTACATCCCTTTCATTAAATTTACTTCAACTTCTACTTCATCTAAAAACTTCTTAATCTCAGCTTCCATTTCAGCAATAAAAGCTTCATCCCTATCAACTCGAACAATTAGCAACTGGCTGCGGTCAGGCATCCTGGGGTCAAAAGATACAAAGTCGCACCAATCTTTATTAGTCACAGCTATTTGTGCTTGCATCTGAATAAAATATTTTTGAGGCGGTTTTTTACTTTTGAAATATTCCCAATGAGTTGCGCTATTAGGACACTTAATCTCCAAAAGACCCCTATCAGAAACAAGCCCATCAGGGCTACAGCCAAACCACTTAATACTAGGATGGTCAATGAAAGCGACTTTATCGACAAAATTATTTGTAGTGACTTCATAGGCTACCCTTGCTTGTGGTTCGGTTTGAGTACCCCATTCCATAGCAGAGTTGGAGTAAGATTCTTGAATGATGCCTGTAGTGCGCTGTATGGCTAATTCAATAAGGTAATTCTGCCTTGAAGCGGATGGCCCTGTTTTAGTCTTAGCCAATATGTCGGCTACTCTAGAAGCCGTTACTTTGCCTAGGCGCATCTGAAACCATTCAGGAGTGCCTTGTTGCACAGCTACTCTATCTTCAGTTGTAAAAGTGGTCATGTCTCTTGTGCCTTTCTTAACTATATCTAGCTATGATGTAAAAAATAACCACACCAAGTAACCACCATTTAAAACTGCCATCAAATACCCAGTTTATAAAATTCATTTCTCTTGTGCCTTTCTTAATTTGTTATATATGTAGCTTCTTTGCCAATAAAACTAGGCATTTCACTTTTAATTGCCATTTCAACCATATCGTC